ACAACCATTGTTGGATTTCCAGAAAAGAGGGTAAGAGTATCATTCTCTGCCTTCATATAGAAAACATCATCTAGTTTTCCTGAAGAGAGTCCACCCTTATTTACATACTTCCCCTTTACTTGAATCTTCTCCAAAGCATTCTTAAGTGTATTTGAATTTACATTTACTTTCATAATATCCCTCAAATCTTACGTTCACGCAATTCAGGAATGCCGTTCCACTTAATGTTCGGTGGTTCGCCTTCCCTAATAACAAACTTTGTTCCAACAAGATTACCGTTGGTCCTACTTCCAACCAATTCAGCAACATACTGCAATTCATTCTTAAACTTCTTTCGATAGCAATGAATTTCTTGCTCAAGTTTGCCGCCCCAATCACGCCAATTTGCGACAACTCCTACCGGAGAATTATCCACATACTTTTCATTTTCGTGGGTAATATAAATTACATCGCAAGGCAGACGATAAATAGCCATCATCAAATGCTCAAATGTTTTATTTCTAGCACCATATTGAAAAGGCATAATTTTCGTAACAACAGTAGGGTTTGGATTTACCTTTAAAATACACGACTCAAACCAAGAATCAACACCGTCAATAACAAAAATTGGATTTTTACCGGCTTCCATTTCTTCACGAACATACTTCACAAAATCATGTGAATTATTTTCAGAAGCAGTAATATCCACTACATTGTCTTTGTTCATCTCGATAGGGCAATAAACAGTAATTCTATCAGTAGCGTTGTGATGTTCAATCCAAGTTGACTCAACACCCATATCCCAATCCAAGACATAAATATCTCGGTCTGGAAAATCCAATGCAAGACCCGTTTTTCCTGTTTTGGGTTCTCCCCAAATACCTAAACATAACCTTGATTGTCGGGTTTCTCTTGCTTTTGCCTTATGTGCTTCAAGACGTTCTTTGAAGGAAACAGAAGCATCTGTTGTTTTTCTATCAGTCAATCCCATTCATTAGCACCGCCTAATTCTGATTCATCTATTGAAATATTTTTACCATGCACGGTGGACCATGTATTAATGATATCGGCAACTTCATTTCTGGTAGTTGTCCTATATCGGCATTCTTTCGTTCCAATGTGAAACTTAATCCAAAATTCATTCTCCACTTTTTCGTTTTCCTTAAAAGTGATAAAATCAACTGTGATTAAATCCACAATGTAATTATTCTTTAACATAACGTATCTATTTTCTAGTAACATATAAACTCCCTCCAAAGGGAAAGGCTTCGCACCCTTTTGGCCGTCATTAACGCCAACGACTACACAACGATTGATTCTCAGAACCAATCGTAGTCTTCTTCAACTGCTTGAGTCACCTCAACTGCCGAACCCTTACGGTCAAGGACATAAAGTCCCGTTACGTTGATTGTTGCAGGTTCCGTTTCGCCATCAACTGTTCGCTGAGAAGTGTTTCCGATAACGATTACAGATGAACCGATACCGAAATCAATCTCGATATGCGACGGAATCCAACAGGTTACAACACCGTTTCCTTCATCATAGTCAAACTCAGCATTCAGGTCAGTAATGTTCAGAATGCGGTTTCCGTTTGATGTTGGGGTCATGTTCATGTTGCACACTACACCATCAGTAACGATGAAACGGTCGTTGTATGCAAGTGTTTGACGCTTAATGTGAACATCATCCAACTCAACGAGAGGAACGAGGTGGCTTTCAAGATTTGAAACGAAGAAATCCTCAAAGTTAAAACTCGACATATCGCGGTAATCTGTGTTTTCTGGGTCAAGTGATGCGTTCAGAATAAGCGAATTCTTCGTAACATCGGTCATACCATACAGGTTTCCGTTTTCGTTGGGGATAGCAAGGAAATGAACCCATTCAAAAGTATTAGGTTCAAACTCAACTGAGGGTTGGTTCTTGTAAGAGAACGGCCAAATCTTCATTTCGCCTCCATCAGATGAACCATAGAACAGCCCTTGTCGGCGGTATTGTTCCACAGGAAGAGGCTTCCCATATCCCTTGTTTTCACCACCATTCATGTATCGCTCGGTATCATCAAGAGGGATGAAGTATTGTCCATCTTCACCTTCTTCAGCACCATTCGGCAAGTTTGCAACTGTCTTCTCCTGATATTCATTACGGTTATAACGGGAAACAACCCACTTTCCAAGTGCATTCTGAGAAGCGATTGCGACAATACCCTTTTCTAGAGCATTGTCTGCATCTCGCTTAAACTCTTCAATTGCCTTACTACGTCGCCAAGCCATCATATCGCGTGGTGCGTCAAGAGCAATAAAGAAACCAAAAGCCTTCTTTGCGAGGCTTCCTCCATCATTGGTTGTTGGCTTGTTCTGAGAACGGCGGTGTTGGGCAACATAGGAACGCCAAAGGGCCTTTCCAATTTGGTTGCCTGCTTCAATACCGTTTTCAGAACAGATTTCTTCGTATTTCTGTTCTGCTTCTTCCTGAGTCATCCCAATATATTGAAGGGACTTCTCAATTTCAGTCTTCATTTCTTCATTCATTTTATTCACTTCCTTTGTGTTTTTAAAGTTGTCCAACCATCCATGAAAGTAATACTTTCGGTGTCATGGTTGTGGACCGCCATTCTGTTTCGCCAATTGTTCTTAAGAATTTGAACTTGATATTGGCATCAAGTCCATTCGAGTTGATTACTGCATCGTGTAACCCGATACAGATTTCCTTTATAGTCCTCCCATCAATAAGCAATTTCTGAAAGTAAGCAATTGCGTTATTTTTATTGTTGATTAGAATATCTAGCCCTTTTGAATACTCTTCAAGGCTCATTTCAATTTGCTTCTTCAACGTGGTATTACTTGACTTAGCCGCTTGGACTTCAGTAATGACCCTCCTTAAGTCGAGGGACGCGGAGGCTATAAAGGCGATGAGTTCATCGTTAGAAAAACGCTCTACTCCTTCTTCTTGAAGGATTCCTTGGATTACTTCCAAGATTACTTCATTGCTCAGAGGCTTAAAATGGTAATTAGCACACCGACTCTGAAGAGCAAAAATAATCTTGCTCTTATCGTTGCAAGTAATCATAAACCTTACGTTGTTAGCATATCTTTCCATGATACGCTTCAAAGCATTTTGTGCATCTGAAGTCATACCATCCATTTCATCAAGTAAAATGATACGGAAAGGAGCATTACCAATAACTCCACTTTGAGCAATGTTTTTGATGGTTGTTCTAACAGTTTCCAATCTTCGGTCATCAGACGCATTGATTTCAAAGAAGTTTTCATCAAATTCATCTCCTAGAATAGAACGCCCAAGAGCAATCATTGCAGCCGTTTTTCCATTACCGGGATTTCCGTATGCTAATACGTTAGGCATATTCTTTTCTTCAAGCCAAGACATAGCGTCCATTGTGAAGTGTTCTTGCCCGATTACATCTCCGATTCTTTTTGGTCTATACTTTTCTGTCCACAACATTTAAATCTTCTCCTTCATTGAAAATTGTGTATTCATATATATGTCCTCCACTATAATATTGGTTAAGTGTATCAGCAGGAACATAAATTCTAGTCATTGTTTTTTTGAATCTTTTATCTGCTTTAAGCCATTGCGACAATCTTCCTACCGTAATAGAATCATCTTCAATTTTCTCTACTATTTCTCTACATAGTAGAGGGCTTTCGCTAGCATTAACAATATCAAATGCTTTGTTAAGTGTTTTGCGTTTTTTAAATTTACTTACTTTAGTTCCCATAATAATCACATAAATAATTCTAATGAACCCACGTCATAAACAACGGGGTCCGTTTTCTTTCTTCGTTTCTTTTCACCGATGCCTAAAATTCGACATTCAGCGTTGTTTAATTTCTTCTTTGCCATATTAACAAACTCTTCATCTTTAAGAAGTTGTCGAAGAAGTCTTTCATTCTTAACTCCGAGTTTACGACAAATTGGTGGAACCTTCGAGTAAGTATTACTCTTAGGCATTGATACTCTCCCGAATGAATTACCTTGATGAGCATAAGCGAGCATCTGATAAAAATAATCAGAAGACCACCTTCTCTTCACTACACCATCAACAAAAATTAATCTGTTAGGGTGCATATTTTCAACAAGCCAAGAAACAATTTGAGTATCTGATGGCTTGTTAAAGATAAGAGCATCAGCAACCCTATCTCTATTAGTTTCTTTTAGATACATTTGAACAAGAGAGAACGTATCTAACTCAGTCATTGAAGGAGCATCACTACGAGGTGCAATTCCCATGATTGAATCACGAAGGTAATTCACACTACCTGCTCTCTTAATTTCACACATATTCTTGATTTCTTGAGGAACCGACTTCTCGTTAATAGAAGTCAAAACTACTTGGCCCTTGTAATTCCTCAAGATATACAGAATGTCTTCCTTGTTCGGCTTATGGTGAACATCTTCAATCACAATACCTCTATCTGTTGGGAATGAACCCAAGTCAGTCGTATCTGCTTCGTTAGCAAACAAAATCAAGGGGTCTTCACAAAACGTGAGAGCCTTTGTTGATTTTCCTGTTCCGGGTTTTCCGGTAATTAGAATTGCTCTCTTTTTATTCAAATTAGTTAATCCCATTATAGCACACCTTTGAGTTCCATTAATTTTTCAATTCCTTCCAATTCTAAATGCTCTTTGTTACTGATAATTTCAACGGCCTTTCTAAAGTTTGACCATTCATTTTTAGAATCAGGTAAATCTGATACCATCTCTGTAAGAAGATACAGATTCTTAATCCCACCAATTTTTAGAATTGGCTTGGGACGTGTCTTGTTTTCCTTTTCTTTTAGAACACTTTCAATTCCATGTTGAAAAAGGCTTCGCTTTACTCCTTCCAAGAAATCTAACTCGGCTCTAAGATTTACACGGATTCTAACTGTGTAGCCAATGCTAACTGTGTTAGAATGCTCAATGTGAAAATCAATCTTAGAATGAGCAAGATAGATACCTGTAAGCATATCTCTATTATACATAATCATTCACCTTTGTAATACCTAAATACTCAGCCTTAACTCTAATAAATTTGAGTCCTTCCAAAATAGTGTCTTCAATCAATGGTTCTAAATCTTCACACATTCCCGGAAAAATAATAGTAAAGGATGTTCCTCTATATGTCCCTAATGCCTTTGCTAGTTCTTCATCAACTGTGTCATGAACAACAGCAAAAAGACCTTCATCACCAATAAAATTCAACCTCGCCACTAAACCCTTTGCTAAAAACTGTAAAGTTGGTTCATCTAATTCAAAATAAACCATAAAACTAAACGATGTTAAATCATCAAAGCGGGTTAACCATTCTTGGATGAGGCTATCTTGATACATTCAAAGACCATCCTCAATATATTTTTTGTGGTCAATGCATACTTCAGTATTGAGTTCAGGAAATTGGACGTGACTAACGTGTTCAGGTCCAATTCTTGTATGATTATGTTTATCAGCAGTTTCATCGGCATTGATAATAAGATATTCACACAAGAAACGGACCTGCTCTTCAATAAACATTATTGCTTTCTTTGAAACCTGTTTATCTGTTTTCTCTTTAGCAATCTCTCTAATATTTATTTTTGAAATTAGTTTCCTCCTAGGAATCTGCGTTTTCTTGATTTCTGGAACAATCAGTTGCCCGCTCTCATCGAAGTATGGGACTCGGCTCAGAAGCATCTTTCTTGGGCGACCCATATAGGTTTCGACGTTGTGAAGATAGGCAAATTCATCTTCAATTCTAACGACTTGAAAGGTTTTTCCTTCAATAATAGTAAACTGTCCTTCTTTAATCATGTTTAAACCTCCTGTTTCAAAATCGCTTTTGCTGCATCAAAATTGTCTGTTTCAATGAAAGTCCTTGCCGCGTCAATAATAGCCATCAATCTCTCTTCACGGTTATTGGTTGACTTGATTTTCAAGAGTTTTGCAATTTTCCTCTTTGAATCTGTAGGAGGTGCATTCCTGATATCACCCAAGCGAGAATGAAGATTACGGAGAATATAGAATTGAGAACGAATTCTATCATAGGTAATTTTGATAGCCTTACCTACTTCATCCTTCTTCATCTTTTCAATTTCCATTGCTGCACTTTGGTTATCTAAAAAGTATTTATATGTTCTAGTCATCACATCATCTCCATAACGTCTTCAATTGTATTAATGTCCTGAGGAAACTTATCATCACGGATTCTCGTTACTCTAGGAAATCGAAGACCAATGTTTCCTTTAGCATCACGAGTAATCAAATCAGCACTAACTTCGAGAACGATTCTCGGAAGGAATTGATACTTTCCATTCTTTACTGATTCGATGTTCTTACGCAAATCATTAGTTAATCTAATCAAATCTGCATCTGAGAAGCCGGTTCCAACCGAACCGACCACAATATATAAACCACCTGACTTAACTGCAATCTCATAGGTTCCAAACACACCTGAGCGTTTTCCTTCACCATATGCACCTGCAACAATTACAACATCTAACTCTATTCGTGGTGGTTTATGTTTAACCCAAGAAACAGAACGTTTTCCGGGCTGATATTTGGCATTCGCATCTTTTACGATAATGCCCTCGAAACCGTCATTAATTGCCTGATGATAGAAAGCGATTGCATCTCCCTCAAGTTGTCGGTGGGCTTGGTTGCCTAAGCCTTGCATAACCTGAAGCCTATGCGTGTATGTGCGGTCCATTACGACTTCACCGTTCATCTTCAAGCAATCGAAGATTACCCAAGCCACAGGGCATCTTCTAACCGCTTCTGCATGGTCCTTAGAATGAACGCGGGTTCCTAAGTTCTGATGTGGCGCAGGTGAACCATCTGTGTTCACCGGATAGATTTCACCGTCAAAGATAGCGTTATCACAATCATAAGCACGAATAATCTCAACAACATCAGGATATTGTTGTGTAGTAATTGAACCCTTGCGGTTGAAGATAATTACATTGTCTCCTTTCTTATGAATTTGGTAACGATTACCGTCATACTTGTAATCCACAATTTTATTCTTAGGCCACTTGTTAAGAGGAACAGATTTTGCTAACATAGGAGCAACAAATGTTCCGTGATTCAGAACCATAGGGGGTTCCATATTACCCATATAGTATTGACAAACATTCTCAATAGTGTTAAAAGAAACGTGCTTCTTCACATCAGTTACCTTCTTATTAAAATGCTTTGCTAGCATCTTAACTACATTTCCCTTGTTAATACCATTACGAGGGGTTCGTAGCCAATAACGCATGAACCACTTCCGCTCAAGAGAAGAAAGGGAATTCATTAAACCTTCAAATACCCTGTAAGAATCTGAACCTACACCTGAGCAATCAGAGCCAAGAATACGAAGAATAGTATTGATTGAAGTTTCTCCGTTTGATTCTGCTGAAGAATCTAAGAAATAAACCACGTCGCCCATGTCTTCATAGACAACATAATCTCCATCAATCTCTTCATCGTGGATATCAAATACGTTTGCTACCCACTTCTTTGCCCTCGCAAGTCCTATGTTGTTTGACGGGTATTCCATAGCAAGAATAGCCAAAAGACTACTCTTGTTTTCAAAATTCCCCATTTCTCTTGAAATCATTGAGATTTGTTTGCTTGGTAGCAGATTGTCCGTCGCTTCCAGCAGATTGCACATCATTTTCCATGTCATTAAAATTCACCTCTGTATTTACTGTATAAATTAAGTTTCTAATCATTTCACACATTGTATCTCGGCCTGTAATAGATTTAGCCACGTATTCATAGTGTAAGATTTTAGCCAAAATTAACCATTCACTCTTCTTCATCTTCTGATACTTCATCATCAAGCCTCCCAAGTAGTCGCAAAAAGTTAGAAATGAGTTGGGAAGTAACTTCCACTTCTTCAAACTTTTCTTGTTCTAAGAAACGATGGGTCATTTGAATGAGAGTTGCTTGAGTTATTGCAGGAGCAAGACGCGCAAGGCTATTACTCGTTTGGATTTCCCAATAACAAATGAAACTAGCCTTAGCCAATTCATTTGCATATCTCATTTCACCAACTTGGGATTGAAAATGGTCAAACAAAAGAGTATTCTTTCCTAGTTTGTTTCCCATTTGCTTTGCCCAAGAAGCATATTGCTTATCGTTCTTAGTCACCAAATAAAGTTTGTTAGTGTTCATTCTTCTTCCTCTCCTTCTAATACACGGCGTAGTGCGTCATATGCTTGCACATATGCAATATCAACATTATATGGTTGAACCCGTGAGCCACGAAGACCCTGACCGGCAGGGACTTCCATATTCTTTTCAACAATCTTAGCAAATAAATCTACGATTTCTGATGCTCGTTTAACAAATCTTGGGATTGCTCCGTGTCCATACTGCCTATTTTTATTTGCATTTCTTACAGCCTTTTTAGCCTGAATTTCACTAATTCTTTGCTTAATCATCTAGTTCCCTCCTTAGAAGGTTTAGAAGCATACGGGCTTCTGTCCGGTTAAGACGAATACCTTTACGGGAAATCTTATCGTCTTTAAACCACCGAATATCAATTACATCAATATTATAGTAATTTCCCTTTCGGACCTTTACTACATCGGTGGAGTTTCTGGGAATACTCCCAATCATTTCAAAATCATCGCTTGTCATCAAATTTCCTCCTTGAATTTCTCAAGGTCTTTCCATGTCCTAAAATAGCGTGGTGCTTCCAATTCGTCTAACCTGTTAGCAATCCAACAAGAACCACCAATAGAAGATACTTGAACAATTTCAAACTGCCCATCTCCTACTTGAACTACTTCCTTTGTCTCAATATCTGGAACAAGTCCATACATTCGAGTTAATTCAAAAGCCACATCATTCAAATTATCGTGAACATATTTGATAATGTGGGCTCTTTGAATTGGAATCTTTGGGCTTAGAGTAAAGGTAATCTTTCCTGTTTTATTGCAAACCTTACAGCGATTTCCTTCGCAAATAGGACAAATTATTTCTGCATCATGTGGTGCAGGCAAGTTTACTGTTATTGCTCTATTACTCACCATCAACCAACACCGCCACAGAAGTAGTAAGGAATAACCTACCAATGGACATAGCAGCCAAGAAAGATTCACGCGCAACGCGAGCAGGGTCATAAACATTCTCCAATGTCCCAAACTCACCTGTAAGAGCGTTAAAGCCGCCATCATCGAAGGCGTTCATTGGCGATACATCAGTAACAAGCGAGTTTTGCATAAGCACCAAAAGAGGCGTGAGCAAAGCAGACCGAATAATTCGCTCGACTACGTTAGAGGCATCCAAAGAAAAGCCAATTTCTGCATAGGTCATACCGCCACCGAGAACAATTCCTTCAGCAAGAGCGGCGCGTGTTGCGTTTAGAGCATCATCAAGCCTTTCTTTTGTTTCACGCATTTCCATAGTTGAGGAAGCACCGACTTGAATTGTAGCGACACCACCCTTCAGGCGAGCAATACGCGATTTAATCCTGTTCTTATCGTAGCCCTTCATATCTTCAGCCAATGCTCGAAGAATAGCGATTCTGTCTTCAACATCTCCTTCACCACCAATGATAGTTGTGTATTCCTTGCCGACAATCAACCGTTCACATGAACCAAACTCATCAATAGAAACTAAGGATGCGTCGTCTTTGCTTTCGGAATTAAAGATTCGACCACCAACCAATGATTGAAGGTCAGCCAATTCGTCAAGTTGAGCATCACCGAAGTTTGGTGAAAGAATGGCGGCTACCTGAACAGTCTTTTGAAGGATATTCATAATCAAGTTGTTCATTGCTGAACCTTCTATTCCCTTACACATGATAAGGAGAGGTCGAGATTGATTAGCAGCAATTTCAAGCATAGGCATGAGGTCTTGGAAGTTCCTAAAGGCCAAGTTAGACATAAAGATTAGAGGATTCTCAAACTCACAAGTTCCGTTTTCGTTGTTAGCCATAAGATGACTCATATAACCTTCATCGAGTCTAACACCTTCACGGAGAAGAAGACGTGTTTCGTGTGTTCGTCCTTCTTCAACTGTAATCACGCCATCTTTTCCTACTTTCTTCACCGCTTCAGTAATCAATTCAGCAACATGAGCGTCATTGTTAGAGGAAATGAAAGCAACTTCATAAACTTCATCTTCTTCAATCGGATTTGACTTCTCAAGAATTTGAGTTAGGACATAGGTTTGCACTTCGTCTAACTTCTTTTGAAATTCACGAATGTTTCGAATCTCATCATAAACTTCAAAGATACCTTTACAGATTTCTCTTGCTAGAATACACGCAGTTGTCGTTCCATCACCTGATTTATCTTGAGCCTGAGCCGCAAGATTTTGAACCATTTGAATACCCATTTGAACATACGGGTCTTCGTGAGAAACATACTTTGTGATAGTAACACCATCATTGATAATGACGGGCGGGTTTCCTTGCAAAATCGCTGTTTTGGCTTGTGGGCCAAGTGTAGGCGATACTGCATCAGCAACGATGTTAATACCTTTCATTAGTTTCTCTTTCACTTCAGTTTCATAAGTAATCATTCTTCTTCCTCCTTAAAAACAAGGGATTCTAAAATAGGGGTAAGTATAAAATCAAAAATAGCAACACCTATAATTACCCAACCAAGCCTAACAGTATTTAAAGTGATATGCTCAGTAGCGGAAAAGTCCGAATATGCTTCTACAGAAAATTGACTATTAACGATAATAAAATATCCAATCAAAATTCTAGCAATTGCTTTTTTTAACCTAAAAATAAATTTCAAACTTCACACTCTCCTGTGTAATATCCTTCACCCTTATACGGAAGAGCCGTATAGATACAAAAACAACGCTCAGAACAGAACGATTGTGGACCTGTTGCTAAGTCTTCATATACAAACTTAGCAACAATATCGCAACAAGCACAAATAGTCTTCATTGTTTTCCCTCACAGTTACATGGCACAATTCTCCACCATTGGCCGCAGGATGAACATTGAACAGGGATTGCTCCACACATCAGTAATCACCTTCATCCAATACACAGAGAATATCTTCAGACGGAACAAACACAATATCACCACGCTGTTCATATTCCTTACGAGAAGAGAATAAAACAGTTTCACCAACAGAATTATTGAACTCTGTTGCCGCGAGGATTTTTCCGATATTAGCATGATTAGCGACGATGCCTGATGAAGATTGACTCTTCAATAAGCGAATTACTACATACTTGCCAAATGGCCTCACTCTTCTTCCTCCACATCATTTGTTGCAGCCTTTACCCAAGCCCGCTTTGTTGGAGTAACCCAAGTATAAACGTGAGTCTTATAAAACTCCGCCAACTTACGGTCGCGCTTTCCAGACTTAGCATCATTACGAGCATTACCGTGAATACGCATTTTTCCTGTGGACTTCTTAGGAATATCGTTTGGGTGGTTCCTTTGATGTTCAGCAAGACGTTCACGAACAAGAATCGGCATCACCGGCACAAGTTCTTGTGTTCCGTCTTTGTGGATTACAGTTTGAACCGCACAGTTTCTCCTTGTTACAGGAGGACCGGCAGGTTTACTATAATCAATGTTAAAACCAAACTTACTTTCCTGTTGCTTTCTTTCAAATTTCTTCATTCTTCTTCAACTCCAATTACTTTCTTTACTAAGTTATAGTCCTCAGTTAGACTGACGTGAGTATAAACCTCACCTTTTTCACCGGCCCAAATACCGATTTGATTATTACCCAAAACCTCAGCACGATTGAGATAAGGACGCCAAGTGTTGATTGTTCCCCAATCTGTTCCTGAAAAATATGCCGAGCCAAACGGGTGTGTGTGAATCCAACACTTAATCGGTAATTTCATACCGATAGGTGGTGCAGGAAAATCCACATAGCCCGGATTACCGACAGACCAGAATAATTGGTTGTTTCCGTCAATAACCACTTGGACTTCGTTTCCACCGAATAGTCCTGTTGATAATTCCCAAATTGCTTCGTTTAGTTCAGAACAGAAAAATTCTGTGTCGTCTTCTGAACATTCCCTAAACGTTGATTGGAGAATAAAGTCTGCAATCTCCATTTCTTCCTCCCAAGCAGAAACTTGAGAGTCATCACGAGAATCATCTTTAATCATATCAAACAGTCCTCGGCTCAATGCCCAATCTTTAATCTTTCCCATTTTATTCACTATCCTTGACTTCTTCAAAACGCACCCCATAGCGCGTCGAGAGGCGGTCTAAACGCTTCTGGACCCTTGCTGCCTTCCGTGCGATTCGGCGCATTCTGCGGCGTTCTCTACGGGTCATAGGGGCCTCATTGACGACTGATGCCTTCCGTGTTTCAATGATGCGAGCGGCCTCCATAAGCAGTTCAGAATGATAGGGTTCTGTAAGGTCGTTGATTTGTTCAAGTCTCTTAGCAATCGCGTAATATGGACGCTGAAACTTCTCACGCGCCTCATCAACTGAAAGATTGTAAAAGTCAACAAGCACCATCAATTCGTCCTGATAGGACCAACGACAACGTGTGTTTGCGTATTCCTTTTCACTTTCTTCTAAGTCATTGAAATCAGACAATACGATTTTGGCTTCAACGGGTTCTTCTAGAAGAACAGTTTCAGTCGTTGCTGCAAGTTTTACCAATCTTCTGATTCCACTATCTGATGGGCGTTGTCCTTCAATTGCTTCAATTGCATCTGCAATATCTTTATAGGACATTCCCTCTTTTTTACTTTCTAAGATGAAATTCTTATATTCATCAAGTTTTACATATCTTCTCTTCATAGTTTCACTTCCGTGGTTTTGGTAATCCATTTTAAGATTCATTACCGAGTATCTTACATTGAAGGTTAAATAGAGCAATCGAGAAATTTCTCCCCAATGCATCCCATTGTCTCTTCTAATTTTCACATACTGATAAATGTCATTGTTCATTTTGTTTCCCTCCAAAACGTTTGCAATGTGTGCATCTAGAATCTGGCTTATTTCTGCACATTCCTCTTCCACAGTTTCTGCAAAATCTTTTTTCGTTTTTCATATTATCGCCTCAAATATTAAATGTCATAAACGACTTGGTTTCTTCACCATTGAAATACTTCTGAATCCATTGTGCGCCCGCTCCTGCAATCATTACGTTCATTAGATTCACTTCTGCTGCTGAACCGTCCCAATCTCCTGCTTGGCATGAAAAAGAACCTTCTGGGCCTGCGAGTAATGTGTCGTAAAGTGCTGGGTCTGCTTTGTTTGAGATAAGTGCAGCATTCCTACCCTGTGCGCGAAGGTCCAACCATTTAAAGGAGGTGTTGTAAAGGGTTCGCCTAACTCCAAGATTATCAACACAAGACACAACGAGGTCATAGCCTTCCATTTGTTTTTCAGTTAGAATAGGGTAGGGGCTTGCTTCAACATTGTTATGTTGGTCCCTCATACACAATGACTTATTATATCCAACGTGCAAAGGAAGATAATTCTGATAAAGTAGGTTCTTTTCTTCTACCTTATCAGGGTCAGCCGATGTAATCGCATACGTTCCAAGTCTGTCTAAAAGCGGGATTAGAAAACTTCCAATGCCGCCTGCTCCAATTACTAAAATTTTCTTCATTCAAAATTCCTCCTTATGATATTCTTTTGTTAGATATTCTCCCTTTTCTAATCGTTCTAGTCTTTCCTTTTTATCCTCGAGAATAGGAGCATAAAACTCCGGATTAAAGATAACTCCATCCATCTCTTCTATTTGATAAAGTTGAGCATACCTATAAACTGTCCACCAATTATTTGTAATTGTTGAATTCTTATAAATCCATCTTGCGATTGTGTCCAAAGAATACCCCTCGATATTTTTTTGGATTCTTTCAACTATACATTCTTCACAGTATTTGTGTGTATCTTCGCTAACATTAATAAACAATCCATGTTTTCCACATGGGATATTAATTTCAATAGTTTCTTTCATTCGTCTTCCTCCTGAATTTCTAGTTCCATTGTTTCATGACATTTTGGGCAATAATACTCGGCTATTCCATATTCAATCAATACGGCATCAATACCATATCCTATCCAATCTTCAACAGGATATGAATCCACATATTTCCATTCATGTTCACATTCATTTGTCATAATAATTTCTCCAAATCTTTTCCAATTATTTCTTCGATTCTTTTAAGGCCAATCAAAGAAAGAAGCCTTCTGCCTGTGACTAATATTCCATTAGACGATACATTTACTCCATCAGTATTAGCAATAGACTTAGAAGTAAATGGGTAGTTGTGAATCTTGGCAGTTAGAAACACAATCGCTGAGTTGTGTGTTTTTCGTTTATTTTCTAGAGATTGAACCATTACTTTCTCAAAGAATTCATATGTCTGCAAACAATGCCCCAAAAAAGCAGGGTCATTTGTCAACAAAGTGCAGATTCTTTGAATCTCAAAAGAACCATCATCGTTTCGAATGACTACGTTTTGGTAAATCTTAGATATCTTTCTGACTAATTTTTTAACTAGTTTAGACTGAATATCAAACTCGCCACAAACAATATCAAGAGGAACAGGTGTTCTGTTTTCCTTTAGACAGAAATAAACAACTGCAGTTGCTCTTGTTTCTAAAGTTGCACCTCGAAAAATACCTTTAGAATATAAATCACGATATACCTGTTCCATTCTTTCATTCAAATCAAAGACAAGCCCAAGAGAATTAAACACCATACGGACCATACGATATCCGTTTTCAAGTGTTCTCTCATGGGAAGTCGTTGAATGTCGTTGAGCAGAAGAACGAAAAGAAGTTACAGAACCAAGAGAATGGTCCTTTGTTCTGAAAGACCCATCGCTCATCTTGGCTGATACAGTTTCTTCAAACATTTCTTGGACTAAAACTAGTCCACAGTCTGAACAAACTCGCTCGCCAAGAATCTCATCGAAGGTATTCTCTCTTGAACCACATTCATCACACTTCATCCCAATCAATCCTATATTCATTTGGTTTAGCATTCAAATAACTTGCAATTGTGCTAACTCTAGATGTTGTCATGGTGTCGTTGATGAGGGCTAATGCTCTTGCTGCAAATTGGTCGCCAACGGAAGAGCCACGAGCCATATTATCAATACAAATAGGACCCCGCCAATTTGCTTCTGTATCATCTCCTGATTTCGGTTGATAAACAAAGGTGCTAACATTTTGAATTTCATTCTTATATGTTCGCTCCGTTAGTTTCCAATCATATCCACGACCACGAACATACATAACTATTAGTTTATCTTCAATTCCCAATTTAATTTGGTCTGGATATTGCCTAGCCAAGTCATTCATCAATTCTTGCGCTCTTTGTTCAACAATGTCTTGCTGACGATTCTGCTTCAAAAACTCGGTCATAACCTTCAGGTCGGAAGGCGACGGTTCCCTACTCAGAAGACGGGAATATAAATCATACGGTGAGAGCATTTTCCAAGAACCACGGTTCTTACCATTGACGTAAGAATTAGCGAATGTATTCATGTCCTTGAAGGAAATTTCACCCCATACTCCATCACTAATCTCAATTGCAAGTAAATCATCACCAATTTGGGCGACCTGCAAACGCACTTGAATTTTAGTGAAGTTTTCATAAAAGAAGTATGGGAAACGATTTTCCAAAACATACCTTACATTCTCAGGCATATTCATGTAATTCATGAGAACCTTCATGAGTTCCATTTGGCTATCTGTAAAACAACTCTTATAGATAACTCTAGCAAGCGCGTTGCAGATTTGAGCCAAGTTTAGATATTGACCGTTAAGAGAATAACGATTCCCATTTTTACCGATAATTATAGGTAATACCCCAATAGTCATTACTTGAGAAGAGCCACGCAACTTACTATATTTCCTAGAACCAAGAGTCTCCTTCAAATCTGAAACAATAGCATGATGAATAGGGTCTTTGTGACTTCTATCAAAATGAATACGACTTGATATCTCACCCCACCCTTCAAGGTGAAGGTATGTTTGATAATAGTCGCTAAAATCATGTTCTTTTGCAATTTTATATGTCATAATATCACATCAAATATGTATTTGTATCTTCTTTCATTGCACAATGTTCGTGCATTTCTATCTTAATTTCTTCTGCCATCAGAAGTTGTCCACCGCAAACACGACAACGTGTAGCGACTCTATTCTTGTAGCCTCTTGTGTTTTTAGTATATTCGGGGTCAAAGTCAGTCATACCATCACCTTATGATGCCCACTACGGGACGTATAATAAATCCTACGGATTCCCGCAGAACGTATTGCAACCATGCAATCATTACATGGTTTCGACATAGCCAAACCTGTGGGGGTATGGCGAACAACGTAAATATCTGCTCCTTCAGTTTTAGAAGCCTGTTTAATAGCATTGACTTCAGCATGACCATTTGGAGTATTACTCGCAATAGAAAGAATTTTTCCGCCATGAACAATAACTGCACCTAACTTATAGATGTAGTCGCAATCTTTGGCTTTCTTTCGAGCGACTCCAAACATTCTAGTTCTTTTACACATTCTAAAACCTCGCACAATTCACATTTTGATTTGCAATTTTTATCATGATACTTGTAGGCTTCATTGATTTCGACAATCTTACGTCGAATGAAAGTATGAAAGCCTTCATCAATAGCAGTTTTATTTTTCCACAACTCACGCTCAAGAGATTTCCAAACTCTATAAATTTGGTCTTTCTCATCAGAGTATTCTTTACTCGCATTAAATGCAACCAACAATTTCTTTTTTGAATAGGGCAACTCGCCCTGTTTGATTAACGATAAAATAACTAGTTGCATCTCTTCCATAGAAGAGAACAACATGATTATCACCTCAAATCTCGCAAAGACCACCGGCACAAGCAATTTCACCGGACAGATTAGTTTCATCTGTTGATTCAATCACTCTTGTTAGGTCAATACCTTTGAGAGCCTTCGACAATTCTTCGTATGTTTTCTTATCACACGTTTCAAATGGAGCCTGTGTGTATGTCCCACCATCAAAGGGAAGAACAGAAAGACCGTTGTAATAATGTCTATTCATCCACATCCATTCTCCTACATTATCCCATTCATCTTCTTTAATGGAAACAGTAGCAGAAACATTGTGAGTGTTAGAACCTTCACGATGCCCGTTGCTAACCCATCGAATGCTAAAGTTCTTGATTCTCTCAAGAAGTTGAAATACATTCTCACTACGAGTGATTGCGCCTTCAGGGGCCTTCTGAGGCACAGAAATTACTGCCTGTTCTGTAGGGTTAAAGAATTCATCTTCAACCAACTCAGGATGGTTTTCAAGAAGATAACCATAGATTGCTTCGTTCTTTCCTACACGGATGCGACGAATGTAGTATTCATCATGCCATGCGTGAATACCGGAAGAAGTTCCAAGAACAAGAGAAGTTGTTCCCGCAGGTTTAACACAAGTTACACGCGCAGCCTCATTGATTCCGATGAGTTTTGCTACACGACTGTTCTCTAATTTGGCGGCAAATGCGGCCATCTCAAGGTCCAAATGCTCGGCACGGTTAGAAGCAATACCCGTCATAGAAACACCTAAGAGAGCGTCCTTCTCACTTGTCTTACGCCAAATCTCACGAAGGTAGTGGAAATCAGTATATCCTGCCTGAAGTGTTCCGAGGAAAGCGGCGGCTTTTACACGACCTTCTAAATCTCTTTGGTCTTCAACATCAGAAGCATTTACTTCTGTTAGATTACAGAATTGATACGGCCTGAGAGCAATTTCACAACAAGGATTGGTTCCCCAATCTTTGTCGTTACTAAAATAAATTCCCGGTTCTCCTGAACCACTTGCTTGAATACGCTTCCAAAGGTCCATGAAAAACTCCTTCGTAACTCGGTGTCGCATAATAACCGCAGAGTTGTTTGCACGACCGCGTTGAGGATTGTTTTCCCACCAATTGCCTGATTTGCAGGCAATCATAGATGTATCATCTGCTGAGAAAAGGCTAATCATTGCAGCGCGACGAATACCACCGGCTAATACAGCATCAGCAATATGGCACATAATATCGTGTGCTTGGATAGGACTCAACTTTTCGCCATCTGTAATGTTTTGAAGAATACCTTCAACCTTAACAAGACATTCACGAAGAGGTTGAGGCCCCGGCGCTTTTCCACCAGAAGTCTTCAAAAGAGAACCCTTAGGTCTAATATCAGAATAATCAAACACAGGAGTTGAAGTCCGTGTTCCAATATAAGATTCCATCAGAACCTTTACTGCATCAGCCCAACCTTCAATAGAATCAGCAATAAGATGACGACGCTGCCTATCGGCTTTGGGATGACGAATTTCTGGTAATTGTTCGATATGGTGACGTTGGACTGAATATCCCACCCCCGTCCCACCGAGAAGTAAAAACATAGCCTCAGAAAAAGAAAGATGGGAATCAATAGGCATATAAGCACAATTATACACACGATTCGGGCTAATCTCGATAGACTTACCGCCAAATTGCATAGAACGCATTGACGGGAGGATTCGCTTTGTTCTGACATATTGTTCATATACATTTTCAATTTCCTCCTGAAGTTGTGGATAAGTTTTAATGTGCATTGATTTGTTACGGTCAACAATTTCGTCCCAAGTTTCTCGTCTTAGTAGGTCGGCGTTGTATTTAGCGTATTTCATATGCACGGTAATGTCCGACAAAATTTCTGTGTTCATGTTTCAGCACCTCAATTTACTTGCTTTAGGTAGTTTATCTAATGTAGTGAAAGAATATAAAAACTCTTGACCATCACGGGTAATAACCCATTCTTTTTCTTCAAGAAATTTCCATTCATTGAAATCATTCAATGCTGATTTGGTATATTGATTTAACAATTCTTCAATGGAAGTGAAAGTGGTCCCTCGGTAAAGTATGCGAGACTCACCGGAGGCATAAATGTATCCCCTCTTAGAAACACCAATGATGAATCTATCGGGATAAAAGTCTGGTTTGACGTATGCAACGCCATTATGGACGAAAGGTGTAGTTAAGTTCCAACCATTGAGGTTGAACATCAGTTTCATAGCACCTTCGGAGATTGTTGAGATTAAATCCATGTTTCTCAATAAAAAAAAGGAGGCTAGTCTTTCGACTAACCTCCTAAGGTGGGGGGAAGGGAAAGGGGATGATTTCCCTTCCCCCCTAATGCGTAGCCCAAGCGTTTTACACTACTTCAGAACGCACCTCCAACAATTGCTGGAGTTAGGTCAACATTCTCAATTGTGTCCCAATTGATAGTTGCCACGTCTTCACGGCTAACCATTTCACCGTTGATAAACAACCAATGAGTAGGGTGAGTATCAATTTGCTCAATGATTTCTTCAGCCGAAAGCATAACCTCGGTGTGTCCTGTATCGTTAAGAATGCGTAGTCGAATCATAGTCATTCGCTCCTGTTCTGTTGATGTGCGCTTGGGCTATAAGCCTGATTCAAGGTGTCGGCCTGTTCATCCCCGCCGTCACGTTGAGCCAATAAAGACTTAATGAGTTGCGATGCCTCATATCGGGTCATAGGCCCAACTGCTTCACCTCCTAAATCTTCAATAAACTTGATTTGTTTTTCAGTTACCCTTTTATCATCTGCATAGATTTGACCAAGACGACTGATTTCATACTCAGAAAGAGTAACCGAATCCGACAATTTTAAAGCAAATTGTTTAAGAGCCACCATAGTCTCATAATTGTAGGCATGAATAGAACGTATTCTTTCAAGTCCATAAAAACGACAATTTCTCCTAAAGGCATCGTTAGAAACCATCAAGTCAATATCAACGGCCAAAGACCTTCCGTGTTCAATCTTTCGATTGGCTTCAAGGACTCGTCGTTCAGCCAATTCCCTTTCATGCCTAAGTCGCTCTAATTGAATCTCAGCAAGACGACGCTCCTTTTTCTCTTCTTGAGCCTTAGCATACTTTGCATACTCTTCCTTTCTAAAAGATAGAGCAACGATATCAGCAAGAAGAGAATCATTCGGATAACCACTACCATTGATTTGAGCGCGGCTATTTCGCTCATCATCCCAACGCCAAAAGACAGACGCCATTTGATAGTTCGGGTCGCCAAACTTACCTTCTGACTTCTTTCTTGGCTTTGTTGCCCTAACATTCCATTGGTATTTTGGTTCGTAAAAGATTCGACCGCTGAATTGATAGTTGAAATAACGGTCAACTTCACGCAAACCTTCTAACATTCCATTGAACCATTCACCGTTTTCTTCCCACCAAGCGTCAGCCTTCATGTTCTTTACACGAACCTTCACCCAATCATTGATTTGGGCTTCGGTGATAGAATCAACAGGAAGCCCCAATTCATTAGAAATGTTACGGGCAATCATGTAAGCGTTGATGTGGTCTGAACCTACACATTCAGTTACTCCTGTTTCTGTATTGGTGATTTCAAAGTGGTAATAGATGGTATGTCCACAAAGACAATAACCAACACCGTTCTGATGGTTAGAAACCCAATCAGGAGTATTGGATGCAAGAGAAGGCCACCAACAATTTCCGGTAGCCATCCATTCTTTCAAAGCATCATCAATGTTGTCAGAAAACGAATTCTCAAGCATTCTCTCAATGAGTTTACGGTCCCAATGTCCTGTTCCAAGTTTCCTCAAATTCATTCTTCTTCACCTCGATTCATTTCAAACAAAATCCATTCAGGGATTTCATCACCGTATTCTTCATACACTTCTGCCTGTGCATACAAAAAACCATCAACGTATTCTTCCCACTTTTCTTCAGCCTTCATCAAGTCAAGAATCCATTGTGCGTGTTTGAGGTCTTCTGTCAATGTTCCGAAAACTCGGTCTTCAAAGAAATGACCGACACCATCCTTCCAAACACGTTCACCGTGCATCAAACGAAGAGTGCCTTTGAGAACACCATTTGCGATACAACGGTCACAAATTGCAATCCTGAAACCGCGAGTGTCCCACTTTGAGCCATAGCCCATTGAAGATTCAATGGTGTGGGCCTCATTGTAATTGGGCCAACAAAGGTTGTCATCCACCGGACCTTCACACTTGAAACAAGTATCGGGCAATTCCAAGAGTTTCACCACAGGGTCATACTCTTCAGGAAGCAGTTCCATTTCGATTTGAATTTCTTCATCATTCATATTATTCACCAATCCATCTTTTCGTTAGAACGTTGTTCTCCGAGGAAATCATCAAGGATTTCATCAATCTTCTCCGGGAAAACGTTGATAATACCTGCAATCGTCTTTCGATGCAGACTAATCCAAATACGGTGGTGCATATTCAACACCATCTTTGGTTCATCATTGTCATTCATAGTAATGATGATGGGCGGTAACTCATCATCAAACACACGACGAAATTCAACAGGTTTTTTCTTTTCATTTACAATCATTCTTCATCACCCATAAACATAAATGCTAAAATCGCCCACGGACCAACAATAATTGCCGCAAGCAAACACCACCAAAATAGTTTCATAGTAATCATTCCTTAAAAATAGGTGGACTCGATGGGATTTGAACCCATGACCGTCCGGTTATGAGCCGGATGCACTAACCAAACTGTGCTACGAGTCCTTTTAAACATAGGCAGACGTGGAGGGAATCGAACCCCCATCTTCGGCTTAGAAGGCCAAAATGATATCCATTACACCACACGTCCCTATGTTGTTCACGAAAGATAAACCTCCGCGAAAGTTACTAATTCAACATTGTTCTTGGTGTGAAGAAGCCCTTCAATGTATTGAAGAACCTGCTCATCATTACAATGCTTGTTGATTAGAGCCTCAGAAATAATCCAAGCGAGTTTCTCACGAGAAGTCTTTGCAATTAATTCAGACATTTGCATAGCCATTTGACTAAGAACCATGTCATTTACCTTACAGTCTGTGCATTCAACTCGCATTGGAATATCATCATCCCAAGAAGATGGAACAATTTTATATCGGTTATTATCACATGCGTTACAATTTATATTAAACATCATTGTTATTTCTCCTATACATATTTTTATAACATTTAAGGCACACTTGTTTTTCAGGGTGTAGTGCCTTAAACACCCTTTGACACTTAGGACAGCGTTTCATACTATCACACAAATGTCATATTAGCACCGTAGCGTTCATTGAACGCACGGATTTGTTCATTCTTTTTGATAACGTATTGGTTATCAGGCCACCAATCAGGTGACTTACGATTTGTCCAACGGGCAAACTCCCACTTACCTTGAAGATAGTAGTTTCGGTAAGAGTCAATAACAAAATCCCATTCAGAAACATGAGGATTTTGCATGTAAAGCACACCATCAAGACGATACTTGTCGTCCATAGCAATAGTAATGGGAGTCAATTCATCTTGACCACGGACCTTATCAACGAGAATACTCATTTCAAGGATACGGTCGTGAGAACCATGTCGCTTACCATAACGATGAGTATATTCTTCGCAAAGAGCGATACCGTGGTCGAAAAGCCAACAAAAGTTAGCGAAAGATTCTCGCGCCCATTGGGTTGAGGGGTGGTTTAGCATCGCGGGCTTCATCAGTTTGCCCTTGTGTGAGGCATGGAAAGTCTTCAAGTTAGCCAATGAAGGCTCCTTATTGTTTTCCTCAACGTAAAGCCAATAAATGTAGTTAGTATGTAGCATTTGACAGGTTTCTGTCGGCATCTTGACTACGTGCTTATCACACATTTGATGTGCGGCTTCAATTGGACTACTGCTTAGTGCAAAAATATTCATTCTTCTTCCTCCCAATACCTATTAATTTTTTCGTGATGAATATACACTTCACGCATGGTTTTTTTCCATTCTTCCTCGTCAATATCAAAATCAACGGGTTTGAAATACTTGAATGGCTTGTTGTTAAAGTCAAAGAAAAGTTGTATTGTCACCTGTTCGGCAAGCCACCACATGATTTTATCTTTATTCATGGAAACACCTCCTTCCAAAAATATTCCATCCAAACTTCTTCATCAAACCTAGGATTAATTTTCCTACAAGCATTAAAAAATGCTTCAAACATAATTTCTTGCTGATGGGTAAGACTACCACCAATCTGATTCCGATGTGTATATCCAAATTCTTCTGCAAAAATTCTAAAATCCTTTCTTGTCATCATTTAATTCCTCTCCTTGCTAATTTTTCCGCTTGGAAATAAGTTTTTCCGGCTCGATAGTGAAAACGGAAACACTCACGCCTTCTCATCTCTTCTTCAACAGGACGGTTAAGATAATCAGGCTTCCAAATATAGTGCTGACTAATTGGGATAATATCCTTCATTCGCTTCATTAAAACAACCTCGACATAGGTAATAGTGAATTTCATTAATGACTTCTTCTTCACCTAATTTGTGAAGATTTAGCCATGCTTCGTGTGTAGCCTTAAGACCACACTTCAAACATCTTTTAGGAGGTATAATATCCTCCGGCTTCAAAGATAAAGCCATTCTAAATTTTTCTAGTAATTTCATAATAATCCCTCGAAAGGGTGGGAGAAGAACAGGGCGCAAAATATAACCCTTGTCATTCGATTAACCAAGGAGATAACAAAATTTGTTCTTTTTACTTCGACAAACTCCCGATAGCGGAAAACTAGCCTAAATGGTGAATACGAACCACACAACATAGTTCTTTTGGGCGACAACCACTAACTAATTTTTACTCGTCAAACCGCCGTGTCTTAGGGTCGAACCATACCCCGCGACTAAAACGCTTTACCGTGCATAAACTCACGGTCCTTGTTATAACCAATCTTGGCTATAATCGCTCCTGCAATATCCAAATCATTGCCCATCGAGTAGTCCATAATACGGATAACTACGTCGGCCAATTCTTCTTCAACCGCAGAAAACTCAATAATCTTGTCTGAAGACGGATTACCCTGTCGCATCGCTTCAAGGGCTTCCGATAATTCAGAATGGATTAGTGCAATAGATTCACCATCGTTTCGGGCATCATCCCAAAAACCATGCTTTACTGCATTCATCCATACCTTTTTAGCAACATAATTCCATACTTCTTCAAATGCTTCGCTCATACTTAATCCTCCTTCAAACGAAAACAAAACCTACACCTGTATAACCGCTCTGAGCGATAGGTCATAAACCTACCGTTTTTATCAACGACACGGACAGGCCTTACACTAAAACGGTAATCACAGTTATCTAAAACGATACACATAATCATTCCTCCTCGTTCTGACGGTCAAAGCGACTCCAAAAACGCCTGATATGGTTAAGAGCGTCATTAAGACTGAGGTCATTCATTCCAAAGAAAACATTCTTTCGCTCGAAGTAAATGGTATCATCAAGCGGTTGGCGATTAACTTCCATGTAAAGAGAACCATCACGATATCGGTAGTAAAAGTAATTACCGTCAATGAATTGACCCTCAATCTGAAGAGGTTCCCAAGAAGAAGTTACATCAAAAGACCTAATTACAAAATGAGGACGTTCTGCATTCGCATAAATCCTGTGACGCATTCGGCGTTCTTCTTGTTCTTTCAAATTGTATTCAAATTCGTTCATTCTTCTTCCTCCTTAATCAAGTGGTCCTTGCTATCATGTTCGAGCCATTCTGAATTACATTCATCACAGACAATGACTCCTGCTTCATCAGTAACGTGACCATCAAAATAATCATGCTCGTCAACGTAAAGATTACCATATGCATCTTCATAAAAAGAAGTAATCGAGGACCATTCAATGGTCTTTCGCTCAAAAGTAAAATCTTTGCTTCCGCAATTCTTACACTTATAATTCATTCTTCCTCCTCCTTAATATTCAAATTTTCTGATGTATCAACGTAATGAAATCCATGCCCGCAACCATT